ACTCGATGCGACATTTCTTAAAAAAGAAGACCTCAATCGCGCTGACGTCATCATTACGAATCCGCCTTGGGGACGGGAAGTGCTTCATCAGATCATCGAGCGGTCTTTTTTTCTGGCGCCGTCGTGGTTTCTATTTGACGCCGATTGGATGCATACGAAACAAGCTGCATCATACCTTCCGCGGTGCCAGAAAATTGTTTCTATAGGCCGGGTAAAATGGTTTGGTAATATCGCGGGTAAAGATAATTGTTGTTGGTATTTGTTCAATGAATCCCCAACAAAAACAATTTTTGTAGGGCAATGATGATTGTAAGATTAACCAAATCTGAGCTGATGGTTGCCGGGCTGGTTGGCAATATGCGAAGCATCTCGTCTTTGGGGCGGTTGGTGCAAAACAAGCACTCGCCGACCGATTCCCAATGGCAGATCGACGTTGACGGTGCAGCGGCCGAAATGGCTTTTGCCAAGTGGATGAACGTTTATTACGAGCCAACCCTTAACACGTTCAAAGATCCCGATGTAGGACGCGTTCAAATCCGATCTACCAAACACGAGCACGGCAAGCTTATTGTTCGCGATCGGGACGTTAAAAATGAAATTATTGTTCTGGTCATTAATGCCATGCCGGAATATAGAATGGCAGGCTGGATCTACATCGACGATGCCAAGCAAGATAAATATATTTACGACCCAAATAGCAAGAATGCCCCCGCGTGGATGGTTCCACAATCAGATTTAAATAAAATGGAAGATCTTGATGTTACGACCCTATCAGCAAAAAGCACACGACAAGATAATCCAGTGGATCAGCAAGACGACTGAACCCTGCTGCATCGAAGCGGCCACAGGCGCCGGCAAGAGCCACATTATTGCGGAGATTGCGTCGACCATTCACCGCAAGTCAGGTGGCAAACACGTACTGTGCCTTGCGCCAAGCGCCGAGCTTGTCGTTCAGAACAGTGAAAAATATAAAGCCACCGGCAATCCGTATTCGTTGTTCTCCGCATCTGCCGGCAAGATCTCGCTGCGCCACCCGGTGGTTTTTGGCACACCGTTAACGGTCGTTAACAGGATCAAGCGCTTTGGCAGCCAGTTTGCCATGATTGTTATTGACGAGGCGCACGGCATTACACCAACCATCCGCACGATCGTGGATAACATGCGAGAGCAAAACCCCAATGTCCGCGTCGTCGGCATGACCGCCACACCTTACCGCATGGGCTCTGGCTATATCTACGGGATCCGCCCCGATGGCAGTCCCGTTCCCGATCGGGAAACAAAAAAACCATACTTTGCAGCCTGCGTCGATCGCATTACCGCTCAGGAGCTTATCGCACAGGGGTACCTCACGCGGCCTGTCATCGGTCGGATACATGCCGAATCGTATCACACCCTCGATATGGAGCTTAACAGCCGCGGCCAGTTTGACGCCGAGGACGTCGATCGCGCTTTCATTGGGCAGGGCCGAAAAACCTCTGCCATCATCGCAGATGTGGTTGCACAGGCCCGTGACCGCCAAGGCGTAATGATCTTTGCGGCCACCGTTCAACACGCCTACGAATGCTTAGAAAGCCTGCCTCGGGGCTTGTCTGCGATTGTTACCGGAAACACCCCAAGCCAAGAACGGGCCGCTATTATCGCAAGATTTAAAGCGCGGGAGATCAAATACATTGTCAACGTGTCGGTACTAACCACAGGCTTTGATGCCCCGCACGTGGATCTTATTGCCATGCTCCGTGCAACCGAATCAGTTGGCCTGTTGCAGCAGATCATCGGCCGCGGCCTACGCAAGAGCGATGGAAAAGACGATTGTTTGGTTCTAGACTATGCCGAGAATATTGAGCGTCACTGTTCAGACGGTGACGTGTTCAATCCTATTATTAGTGCCGTGCGGTTTAAAGAAGATGCCAATTATCTTAAATGCAGGTGCCCAACATGCGAGGTAGAAAATGAATTTAAAGCTAGACCCAATCCGTCAGGATTTAATATTTCGGCAACGGGTTATTTTACGGATCTTGATGGGGTTACCATCTCTTCTGAGTATGGAGATGTGCCGGCACACTACGGCCGTCGTTGCCAGTCAAAGCAACTTCTTGCCGGTCAACTTGTTCAGTGTGGCTACAGATGGACCACAAAGCAGTGCCCACACTGCGAAGCCGACAACGACATAGCTGCGCGTTACTGCAGCGAGTGCAAAGGCGAAATCGTCGATCCGAACGAGAAGCTGATCGCAGAGTTCAACGAGATGAAAAGCGATCCTACGCGGCGCCAGACCGATCGCGTAATGTCATTTTCAAAAAGACCATCGATCAGCAAAGCCGGCAGGCCAATGTGGTTGGTGAACGCCGTAACAGAATACCGCACGTTTACGTACTGGGTGCCAAAAGAACCTACATGGTCGCAAGGATACACCGATCGTGCCATGCTTCTGGGCCTAGGCGATACCAAACCCGAAACCATTACCTACCAGAAGGAAGGTCAGTGGTATAAGGTTTATGCATATAACAGGAGGGCAGATGAAGTTCCCAAGTAACATAGCCGTGTATGGCGATCAGACATACAAAGGCGAATGCCCGAGCGAAGGCGTTGAGCAAGTGACGTTTTTTACAAGGCTACGCATGCGTTATCCTGATTCGTGGGGGATCATCGCAATCCACCCGCGCAACGAGGGCATCCGCACATGGGCCAAGGCTGCGATCGAAAAGGCCGAAGGCATGGCCAAAGGCGCAGCGGATATTATTATCCCCGGAAGCCCGTCATTTGTTTGCGAGATCAAACGCCGGGACCACAGCAAATCTAAATGGCAAGATGGACAACAAGAGTATTTAAATGCCGCGCAAAAAGCAGGGTCATTCGTCTGCGTCGCCCTTGGAGCAGATGCAGCTATTCTCGCCTTCGAAGAATATTTGGGTCAACGTAAGACCACCTAGCCACATTATTGACGACGTGATGTCGGGCAAAATAGAATTGGAAGATCAATCACTTGCCATTCAATCGGCATGTTCGTTTTACATTTATGAGACGGCATGCGAAACTCTTGCCCCCGAAACTAAACAGGAGAGACAGAAAGTACTGGCAACCCTTCCCGACAAGCTAAAACCGCATGTCAGGGCAGAAGCGGAAAAACTTTGGAGAAAACGACATGATGATGATTTACGCATTTGGCACAGTATTCGTGGGCCTAACAGCACAGGTGATAGCGACTGGAATTTATGAAGATTACAAATATTGGAAGGATAAAAAATAATTTTAAATAAATGCATTTTTTTGTTTGCATTCTAAATTGGACCGTGTATATGTAATCACATCAGCGCGGTGCTGATCCAAATTTAGATGGAGATTTCAAATGTCAAACCGTTCCCTCGCCGACCAATACTACGATCTCGACCAAGCTGAAAAGGCTGCTGCAGATGCCAAAAAGGCTCTCAAGGCCGAGATCGTAGCCCTCGGTACCGACATCGTCCTCGGCGACGAAGTCGACGTTAAGGTTTCTCTATCCCAGCGTTCCACGATGGATTTTGACAAGTTGTTTGCCACTTACGGCATCACCGAAGAGCAGTTCAAGCTGTTCTCGGCATGCACCAAAGAAGGCAAGCCTTTCGAGGTTCTCAAGGTTGTCTGCAAGAAAAAGGAAGCCGCATAATGAAAGAACTGCACACCATCCTTGCGGTGGTGCACGACATGGGTCTTGGCTCTTCAGCCAAGATCCTCTGGATTAAACTATTCGATAAATATGGGTACAAGCCATTCTCTGGCACTTACGAGGAAATGGCAGAAGAAGTTTTTAGTAAGCGCTATACCGTCCGAGCACAAGTCGCAGCCCTGCGCGAGATTGGTGCAATCGACGTCAAGCAATACTATGAACAAGCCAATGCCGGTTGTACTTTTACCCTTATCGATCCTTACAAATGGAAAGATTAAAATGGCAACACTGTTAGATTACGAACGACTTCAGCGTAAAGTAGCCGATCTTATGGCTGAAAACGCAAAGTTAAAACGTGAAATTATACCTCATAAAAAGGATGAACAACGTTGGGAAAACATCGAATCTCAACCGGACGTTGGAACTTTTTCAGAAGAAAAACGTCTGCGCCGGATCATCAAAGATTGGGAGGAAAGATACGATACTCTGACGGAGATCTTGTATCGCCAAGCGACTGGGGAACCGATCGGCTGGTACGAAGTGAAGAACCAAAAAATAACATTTATTCAACAACTGAAAAAGCTATGGGGTTTGAAATGACACTTATTTCCAAGCGCGAAAAAACACACGGCGTATGGCGCGAACAATCCGCCATGAGCCAGTCCATCAAAGACGTTTTTAAAAGCGGAAAGAACTGGGAAAGGCTCAACGACGGACAACGTGAAGCGCTCGAGATGACGGCCGTCAAGATTGCTCGGATTCTGTTAGGTGATCCTAATTACCGCGACCACTGGGATGATATCGTTGGTTATGGCCAGCTCGGCACCGACAGCAGCGCAGTCAACATGCCAACAATCACGTTGGACTTACAAGAGGCAATGAACCAATGACAATCAATTTACAAGAACACATGGCCAACAAGCGCAAAGAGCAGGAAATTGCGGCTTTTAATGCGATCGGCGTTGCCGTCGATGGCATGCCAGTAGGCGGCGTTTTAAACGTCATGGCGGCGTTTGTACGTACAATCCTCGGCGATATGTCGGGCTCAGAACGCATGGCTTCGGCCATGTTGTTCTACAAAATAATCGCCGGCGACCCGGTGCCTGATGAAAAGGATACAATCCAATGAACTACATTGTCGAAGAAGAATGCGAAAAGATCGTTTGCCCAATGGGCATCGGTTCCGAAGTTGTACACGTTAAAGGTGTTCCAGCAGGTAAGGCTTGCATCGGCCGGCGGTGCGCCGGATGGCGGTGGGAAACCATCGTTGATAGTTGGAATGAAGAAGCGGAAACGTGGGATACCCACTACAGCGATATTTTTGGTTTCTGCGGTATTGTAGGAGAGTGATATGAAACCAGATTATGAAACTTTAAAAGAAATGCTTCAAGAGATGTGGAACCATGCTTGGTGCGATGACGAAGCGGGAACGGTAATTGTTCCGCAAGAAGAATGGATTAAGGCGGGGTTTCAAATACCCGATACTCAATCAATGTTTTCTCAATATTTGGATGCAGTAGAAAGGGCAGAAGATGACTGACAACCCACACTATGTGACGCCT